GGATATACAGAACTGAAGAAGTCGTCTGCAATATGGTTTGGAATGAACGCAAATTCGTCCAAGAAGATGATGTTGAAAGACATACCACGAACAGCAGAAGCAGATGTCGAAGCAGCAACAATCTTTGATTTATTTTCTAGCTCCATAGAACCCTTGTTCCATGCAACGATACCCTGTTGCATCCACATGGGTAGAGCTTCATATGCTGTTTGAAGTCTTCCTAATAGTTCTCTGGCAGTTGCAGCTTTGTTTGCAAGTATACCAATATTAACGCTATCGTTGAAGAGTGCATAATGGAGGAGATATGAAACAACGGTTGTTGACTTTCCCGACTGTCGGGGCATCTTACAGATGTTGAATCTATTTCCATGGAAGTTTCTTACTAATTTTTCCTGAAAGGGGTACATTTCAAAAGGTACAAGACCTTTATCAAGGTTAATGATTCTGATATACTTTTCAGTAAAATATACAGGATCGTCTTTACACTTCAAATACTCCCTGATATTATCTTCTGTCCAATCTACAGCTACATTAGCTTTCTTTAGATTGGGATTACCAAGATATACGTCAGCTTGATTTACCATTTTTCACTTTCCTCAATGCTAACAGAATCATTTGTAACTCGGAACTACTTCTGAGTTCCTTTGCGGTTATATCTGGTGATTTTAATTTAGGTCTTCTTTGTTTTAAAGCACCAACCTTTAACATATTAGTAAGTGCTTGTTCCAGTTCTTTTCTGGCACTATTTCTTTTCTTCACCAGTCCCACCATTTTTTAGAAATTTTTGCAAGTCAGCTGTAGATCCAATAAACAGTGCATTATTCGTCACACTGTTTGGACCCTTTGCATCTTCTTTATTTAAGTCTTTCATCTTTTGTTGCAGATCAATTAACTTATCTGTAGCATCTGCAACGTTCTTAATTAACTGACCAGCAACCTCGTATGCTCTTGGAGAATCACTTTCCTGCGATAACTCAAGAATTCCATTTACAGCCTCTTGACCTTTTTCAATCAAAGAGTACAATTGAGCTCTTGTGTACTCATAATCTTTTTCAGACTCCTGTTTACCATCTCTGATTTTAGGAGGTGCCTTAGGTTTCTTCACAATCTCCTTATCTACTGGAGTTGCTTCAATGTCTAATGCCTGATCAATTTTATCAAATTCACTACTCATTATGTTTATTCTGTATATGGGTATTTAGCTCTTATTTCTGCAACCTTTGAATCGTAATCGGATTGAGTTGCTTCTCCTCTCTGAACTTTGAAGAAGAGGGGATCTGCTTCATTGAGAAATGCCTGTTGACGTTGAAACCTATTGTATTCGTTGAGTGCCAATTTGTCCTCTTCAACAGCAGCTGCATCCACGAGACTTTGATCGAATTCAAAAGGCGTGGTATCACTGATATCTCTATCAAAAACCCCAATGTCATCTTGAATTAAAAGATTCTTATCAGGATACGCTTTGCGAATTGCTCTATGATTGTATTTCATCACTTAACCTCCGTTACGGTGATACGACTCCAAGTTCTTCTGCTAGTTGAGTTATCCCCATCAAATGAATCTCGATTGATATAGTAATCATAAGCTGATGTAGTTTGGTTTCTAACAACGAATCTATATGTAACTGTAGAAGTGGTATTCGGTGCATCCAGATATGGATCTATAGTAGCTTGATCGACTCTATAGTTGAGATTAGTATACGGCGCAACGACTGCCAGTGATCCTTGTCTAAAACCTGAACCTGCTGGAATGATATTAGTATCTACACCACCAACAGTTCTCCTAATACCATATAAGAAAGCATAATCATACTGGAAAGAGTCTGCAAAGATAGCACCTTCAATTAGAAACTTACTACTTGCTGAAGTGGGAGTAATATCAACACTAAATGGCATTGCTGCAAAGGAACCTTGACCAGGTACACTAATACTTGTCGCCGTACTATATATGGTCTGTTTACAGTTTGGTGACGCATTCAGTCCAGTAAGACCAGAACCATTACCATTAAATGCATCAGCATATACAGTTGCAAATCTATTAGTATCAAGTCCTATATTGTATTGACTGTCTGAAGCTGGTAAGATACCATCAGAAGTTATCCAAACTCTTTCTTGTCTACTACCTCCAGAGGTCTTTGTTGAAAATCTCATACTATCATCAACATGAGAGTATAATATTCGACCAGCAGGATCACCCGTAAGAGCTCTAAAATCAACCCTACCACTAGCAGGAGTCCTGAGTTCTAAAACAGAAGGTGAATTTATACCTGTTGTGTGAACTCTTATCGTAGATCCACTACTATTAAACAGATGCAGTTGCTCAGCTGGAGCATCGGTCCCTATTCCAATCTGACCATTTGTATCTATGCGAGCTTTCTCAGATCCATTTGTTTCAAAAGAAATGGTATTTGCTTCTGGGAATTTGATAGATGTGTCAGAATCAGATGCATTTGCAATATGTCCATTAACAGAAATACCACTACTGAACGTGGAAAGTCCACTTACAGTCTGAGTTCCAGTAACTTGAACACCATCTCTTAAGTATGTCTCTCCAGTAACATCCAAGTTTCCTGAATAGAATCCTGTAGTTGCTGTTAGTATTCCCACGTTAAGTTGTGGAGTTCCAGTTAGTCCAGAGGCATTACCACTAACATCTCCCGTTAAATTACCAACAAAACCTCCAGTGGAAGTTGTGACTCCTGTAATCTCGACGCCACCGTTTTTGGTTTCCAGGCAGAGAGTATTATTGTAGTAGAGTTCTACACTTTTTCTAAATCTATTAAACTTTGCAATAGTAGAGTTCGCTTCATCAGTATCAAAAATAATGTCTCCACTATTACCAGAAAACTTCTGTCTGAACCTAGTATTGGTTCCATCCATGAAGAGCATGGTCTCTCCACCTGTACCAAGATTCAACTTAACGTTATCTTGATATGTGGATGGTTGTGTATATCCGAGTGGACTATCAACACTAGTTGCATTGAGTGAACCGATAGTTGCCGAAGAAATACCTACAAAATTAAAGTTCGAGTTAGCTGATGTATTAATACCAGGGTATGCAACATTAACTGTTGAGATTCCAGAGACAGGATCGGTAATAGTAATACCAAATCCAAAGTCCATCGTAACTGCAACACCTACAGCAACGCCATCTCTACGGATATTCTGACCAGAAGATTGTGCGACAACACCTGTAAGACTTGCACCAGAACCAACAAATTCTGTTGCAGTTACAACTCCAGCAGTAATATTAGAGACATTGATGTCTGGAGATCCTGTTAATCCTTGGGAATTTACAGATAAGGTAGATATTCCAGCAGTTGTTGCATAACCAGCAGTTCCTGCACTAGTTGCATAACCAGCAGTTGTTGCAGTTAAAGCATTACCACTGGTGTCTTGATTACCTGCAATGTTTACACCAGGCAGATCAATATCAATCGTTCCATTGAAATTAATTCCTCCAATGGTTCTTGTCGTTTCTAATGCACTTGTTACACCTGCTTTAATTGCATACTCCGCAGTTGTTGCGATACCAGCAACTTCAGCTAGAGAAGAGATACCTGCATTTCTGGCATATGGAGTATAAAGTGCAGTGGTTGCCAAACTGGCGAGAGAGGCAGTTCCTGATAAGTTACCAATGAATGTTCCTGTAGCAAAACCTACTGCAATATCTGGACTTCCTGTCAGTCCTTGTGCAAGTTTTGCGATGTTTGCAGTTTCTGCCGTTCCTACTACGTTACCAGTAACGTCACCTACAAGAGGTCCATAAAAATTACTATGAATAGTATCCGCAGTAATATCATCAGGCAAGAAGAAGTCTAATAACTTACCACTGTTGATATTGGATGCATTAGTATAGTAATCTTTGGGTTGTCCACCGAGGAGATTGGAATCACTACTGATACCAGAAGTTTTGGCGTAACTTACCAGATTGGTGGCATCACCAAAAGTTTCATATAATTCAGTGAAGTTGGAGTTTACTTTGATGGCTCCCTGTCTCAGGGTATCACCCGTTCCATCGTTTACGCTGTTACCAACACCAATCGATTGTTTAGACATTATCCACAGGGACTAGTATTCTATATCCTATTTAGACTTGATTAGACATCCTCGTCCTTTGATGGACTGTATACTTTGCCATCATTATAGTCATACCTGAATTCACTGAACCCAAAATCATCAGCAGGTTCAATCAATGCAGTATCCTGAGGAGTGATTACATTGAGTGCTGCACCGAAGTCGTGATTGGTAATCATAGTGCTATATTCACCTCTTCTAACAGTAATCCTATTACCTGCAATGGACTTAATTTTCATTACTTCAGAATCAATCTCAATAAATGTATCCACAACCAAACTGGTTGCATCAGATACTTCGAAAGAAACTACCTTAGAATTGACAACTTCTCCAAGTGTAGTTGTACGATCTTGATTGTAATCTTTGATTGCAAGAGGTTCTGCGGTATAACGAACTTGTCTGGAGGCGTTCTTGAGATTATCGGTATTGGTCATGTAATCAACCTGAACCTTCTTAATGAGACCCTCATTAGTAGAAGGTAGAGGACCATACATGTAGGTCTTTGCTGTAAAGTTTAAAGTATAAACAATCTCTCTTCTTGTCAAATAATCCTCAGTATAATTATCTTCAAAACTAATACTTTCCAATACAATAGGAACGTCTTTCTTTTCTCCCAATACATCAAGCATATCAATGGTCAAATTGAAACTTGGTTGAAAATATGGTAAGATCTGTTCCACAATCTGAAGTGCATCCTCATTCAATCTCGCAAGAATATTCAACTGAATTGCGATATTGTATGGTACAGGCATGAACGTTTTGTTCAACTCGCCAGTAACACTATTAACAGCTTTAAAAGTCTGCATTGTTGAGACTTTTCTTGACCCATCATATTGAATACCAATCATCTCGAAAGACATTCTGGGAAGATCCACACTAGAAGCAGTTCTTGCAGATCCTTCAGTTCTTAATTCGGGTCTTTGTTCTAACCTTGCTAAGAATTTCTGAACTGGTCCATATGCGATAGGAACTTTAACCACACTAAGGTTTGCACCAGCACTAGTCTTGGTGCGTACTTCCATGTCGTTAAACAAGGTTCCGAATGCAATAATAGTCTTTCGGATTACTTGATGATAAAAATGTGGGGCTAACATGATATGACCAAATTATTAACTATTTAGAACTCGCCAAATGGGTTCCTTTCTGAGAAGTCAAGAATCTTGTCTGCCTCAGTCTCGATGTTTTCATTATCACCAAATCCCGTGTTATCACCACTGAAATCAATAGTAGAGATCGTGTAACTAACCCCAGCACCAACAATAGATTCTCCAATGACAAAACTACCATCAACTCTGGTAAGTTCGAGAGTCTTATTGGGCATGTTCCAAGATTTGACAGTACCCTTGGTTCCACTTTCCAGACCTTCAACTTCCATACCTCTTTCATATTCTCCGAAGGATGGATCTCTAACAGAGTCAATACCGACAGTAGGATAGTTAAATGTATATCCTGCACCAGCACTACGATATCTAATTTGTGTAAGAGATCCTGTAACATCCAGAACTGCCTCTGCACTGACATTATTAATTGCAGTGGATGTTCCAACCGATGAAGGAATGAAGATTGGTTGAACGTATATATTTGGTGTAGTCGAGTATCCAACACCACCAGTGATGATGCCTGCAGGTCCCATAACACCTGTATTGATTACGGCAGTTGCAATACCACCACCTGAACCGCCGCCACCAGAGATGGTTACTGTAGGTGGACTTTGATATCCAGTACCAGGATCGATAAGGAGAATTCTATCGATACCCAATCCAGTGTTTGCAGTTCTACTTGTCATAATAGCAACCGCAGTTGCCTGTACACCTCTATCTGGTTCAGTAATATAAACCAGAGGAGTATTCATGAAACCTTGTCCAGTTTCTTTAATGAAGATTGAATCCACCTTCAGTCCATCCATAACAGCGACTGCCTGTGGGACAATATTATCGCAGGTTTGAATATACTGTGCTACTTCACTAGTATGTAAATCAACTTCCTGTTCTGTAGTAGTTGTGGGAATTTGAGTATCTATAGCAGTTCTGAACTGGGTATCAGTAGTATGTAAAATAGTGACGTGATCAAGAACACCAATATATCCAGCTGTTCTTGTTGGAGCTCTACCTGCCCCAGCAACGTCAGCACCCAGTTGCAACACATCATTACCGATGAATGGAATTGGGTCTACGTTGGCATATGGTCCTTGAGAGACTCCATTGACACTGATCCTTGCGTCTGTGCCTACCTGAACGATTCTAACGAAGTTCCAAGCATTCAGATTCATCCTCTGAGAAGATGAAGTGGTTGTCTGTGCCGATGCGAATCTAATTTTACCATCAGGTAGATGGAAGATCTTGATCCTATCGGACCACATTAAAACACCACCAAGATTCACATCTGGTTCCAAATTAGTTGGGTAATACCAGAAACTAATTACAATTCTGCCATTTCTTCCATCGATCGTAGATGGGAACACCAATCTAGAATTTTCTACATCTGTCGCAGCCGTGTGTTCGAATGCATTATTACCAAACTTAACTGATGTTGCAGTAGTTCTATTCGGTGGACTGAATGTAACGGTAGGAATTTCTAGGTGATTTGAACCAGAATCTGTAACTGTGATACTGGTTATTGCTTTATCAGTTAAAGATGCAGTCGCTGTTGCACCTCGTCCTTTTTCTGGATTAGCAATAGTTACACTAGGAGTAGTAAAATAACTACCATCATTGACCATATCAATATATTGAACAGACTTCACATCGGTGAATGTAGAAGCATATCCAATACTTGCAGCTGCAGAAACTGCAGTGTCACCAATCATCTTGATGATTACAGCAGTACCAGAACCACCAAGAGGTTCAATAATATCTTCACCTTGCATACCAGTTTCAACATCAGAGATGTCAATGATTTCATCTTTATACTCAAAGATCTCACATCTGAGTTCATACATGAAGAGATCATTTAACTGATAGAAAGGAACCTTTCCTTCCACATACTTAATCTCAAATAAAGCATTATCTAAAGGAAGATAAATCAAGTCGCCTTCTTGAGGTCTATTAGTTAATTTAACAGTACCTTCTGGATACATCTCCAAGAATGGACTGATGAAATCATCATACCTTTCTTTAGAAATTACTAATTGAATCTCATCTGTTGCACGAACACCAAACTTTGTTAGAATATCTGATGGAGTACCAAACCCCTCAAAGTTGGTTAGATATGCTTCGATTCGGAAACTATCATCGAATCTAGAAGCATTAATCTCTTTAATTACTGTTGCTTCATTAATGATCTTTCTAGGAAGATACAAGACATCCTGACCAAACATCTTAAGATGTTCGTTCACCAAATCCTGAACTAACCTCTGTTCACTAGGTGATCCGTGTAAGAAAAAAGGACTTAAAGGCATTATCCGATCATGTCTAGAGGTGGCATTGCATATTCAGTCATTAGTCTCTCTTCATGGTCTTCGATCTCTCTCTGAGCATCATCGAACAGTTGTCTACCATTCATTTCAAGACCGCCAGGAAGTTTGACCCCTTGGAATTTGATCAAGTTCTGACCCCACTGTCTCTTGATTAAAGAAGTTGTATATCTCTTTAACCAAGGATCGTTGTAAACAGAAGTTGCGGATTGTGGATCCACTTCTCTGTAACAATCAATAAGAATATAATGATTAGCCGTGACTTCACCAAGGTCAATATCTAAGTATAGTCTTCTATTTTTCTTGTTGAACCTAACCTGAGCATCAGGATTGATCATATAATCAAGAGTCTCAAGGTAAGATTTTACCATTCCATAATTTAACAGATCGATTGCTCCGTAGTAATATAAATCATTCAGGAACAATTGATATTTGATATTGAATAATCCGTCCGAAACGGATGAAGAGTCAATCTTGAAGATCTTGTTTACTCCAATGATTGAATCTGGAAGAGGTAGATAATTAGCACCTTCCTCATATTCCATTGTAGAGACGCCGCCGTGGGTACTAGTCCCAGTGGTAGTAGAAGCAATACCTGCAAAAGTATCCTTCTCCACTTCAAGCAACTTATGCTTGAGAAAAACTCTGTCTATTCCCTCACCATGTCTTTCATGGTATAATTGGATGGCATCATCGATCAGATCCTCAACTTGATCGTCGTCAACGTTGATCTCCAATACTGGTTTACCGAGTTTCCTTAGACAGTATTCCTTCAACTCGTCTCTACTAGAGGGCTTTGCCATTCCCAAACTCTATAGGTTTCTCCAAAGTATTTATG